TCGTCACTACTGCTACTAACCGCAGGAGCAGGCTTGTCATTATTACCGCCACCCCCACTAAAAGTAGACTTGATCTCATTCGCTGTGTTCTTCAAACTCGCAACAAAGTTCTCTCCGAAACTTTTGTTGCTGTCCCACTGATATCCAGCCATCAGCCCATACCTTTCAAACTACCAAGACCGCCCATCGGCACACCATAATTAACATACTTCCCCGCACCAGGGATACCCAAACTACTCAACGGACTCATCCGACTGTCAACGCCACGACGAACCCCCTTACCCTTATGACGCGTAACCATCGGCTCACTCTCCGCAGCCAACGCACTTATACCCTTCGAAATCGCAGCCATCCCAGCCTTGTCCTCCGCTTGAGGAACAAGGACCGAGGGCCGAGTTCCAACAGCCTCCGCCTCACGATCCTGACCACTGAACTTCTGACCGTAATCCCGCAAACTCGTACCATTTGAATCTTCAGGATTATACTCGCCACCAGTCTCCAAAAACTGTCGCATCCCAGCCTTACCACCCAAATGCGCCATGCCCAACATAGACTGAGGCGTAATCTTAACACCACCAACTACCTGACCAATAAAACGATCCAACTCATTAGCACTAACATAATCCAATATGTCACCCTCATGCCAACGCTGTACTCGCTCCTGTAACTCAGGACTATTCCGAAACTGATCCATCGTAAACATCGTACCAGTAGCTCGCATGTAATCCGTCAATCTAGCAGGACCAAACTGATACTTCCCAGTGTACCCCTCCGGATTCACAACACCATAACGACCACCACTCTCACTACGAGCTAGATCTTCCCTAAATTGACTCATGCAACATGCTCCAAGGTTCTTGGACCACTGTACTATATTCCCAAATGAAAATACACCCGCCATTTTTAGAGGGGCTAGGGAACCTAGTTGTCGTCTGCTTGTTGCCCAATGGAATTACCCCCGAATGAATTTACAAAACTAATATTATAGGCGCGTGTGAACGCGCACCGCCCCCAAATATAGGGGGGTGCCCCCTCTCGATTGCCGCGATATCCGGCACAATGCGCCAGAGTAACCCCCGCGCGGGACTAGGATCATGCTGCATTGCAGCGTAAAATAATTTGATTATTTGTCGTTTTATTGTTGTTTGGTTGTTGACATTGGTGAAAATATCATTACCTTGTTACTTGTAACAAGCGTTACAGTTCAACATTACGAAAGGAAACATGATGAACAAAGAACAAACACTAGGCCAGATCGCCACACTCGAAGCTCAGATTAAAGAGCTAACAGCACAGCGCAACACACTACGCGACGAAGCGATCATGAACGGCTGGGCAACATGGACATTCACTGTCCGCATGCAAGCCCCATCATTAGCATGGTGGAAAGCAAACCGCCCCACAGTCTGGCAGAAATACGCAACCCAGACACAAGTGAAAAAGTTCACACTCGTTTAATCAACAGGGGGCTTCGGCCCCCACCCACTACGAAAGGAAAGACAATGAAACAGCACTTTGAAGACTTCCAAACAAACGATATGTTTTCAACACCGGAAAGCATGAAAGCATTACGTGACTACCTTGCGAAGTTTAACGGTCCAGAGGCCGTGATCGCTCAGACATGCGCGATGCTGATGTATAACTATATCGTGGCAAATTATCACCTTACCAAGAAATAAACACTTGTAGCCCGACAACAATCGGGCTACACTCAACTTGTTCAATTAGAAAGGAAAGAACATGACTAGACCAATTAAAGTTATCGCACAAGATATCCGCGCAAACTGGCCCAAGGTCAACTACGCTGCCGAACCATATCTGAACGCAATGTATTCACTGAACAGCATAGAAGACAACTACATCTATGACAGTGGTAAATCAGTGGTTCGTTACTTCCTATCGAACGCTACCACATGGCGCGGCGACAAAGCCCGTGAGATCAAGGCCGAACTAAAGGCCATGCTCTAATGTATCACGCAATCGATACACTGATTAAATGGTGCCGAGGTCAATCGACCTCGGTACTTAGTGATGTACTGGGCGGCGTTGCGCTGTTCGCGATGCTGTTCATTCTACTGGGAGTAACGACATGAATCGGGATCCAATACTAGACGCAGACTGGACCTTGGTCGGAACGTCTGATGATACAGACTCAACCCACATAGTTTGTGGGTTGAGATGGAATGAGGTTGACGGTCATGTCAAAGCCCTGACTGAAAACGGGTGGGACGTTCATGTCTACGAACCCGTGTTGAAACAGATCATACCAGGCGAACACGACGACGACGATTAAATAAGAACCCCTGGCCCAGGGTAATGGGCACTCCTTTCGTTGATCCCCTGCGGCTGCAAGGCCGCAGGGTTTTTTGTCAACCCGCAGGGCCGCAGGACCGCAGAGTCTATGCACAAATAAATTGTATGCGTCTGTGCATTGGTTGTTGACTGGTTGTTGGATCCATGCTATCAAGGTGTCAGAAGCAATGGTGCTTCGTTAATGATTACGCAAGGAGTTTAAAATGCAAAAATCATACGTTCTAGAAAACACAATGCAGGTCAAGATCGATGTGGATCTTGGTGAGATCAGCGAATTGATCGAGGCATTGGATGAGTTGGTCAACAACGATACGTCCAACAACTGGAAAGCAAAGGGTCTTGCATCCAAGTTGAAAGCACTGCGCCGCGCGACTGTCGAAGAAGCGAAGCGCGAATTTGAAAACATGCTAGAACGCGTATAACAGGAGGCGGGGGCTACGGCCCCCGATTTTACATGACCACGTACAACAAAGACGCGGTTGACCAGGCAATCAAAACGTCCAGGCAACCAATCTCCAAGAAAGAAGCAAAGTTAATTCACGCAATCTTGAAAGGAAGAAAGTAAACCAGGGGGCCACGCGGCCCCCTCTTTAATATAGAGCGGCGGGGCCGCAGGGCCGCAGAAAAGAAAACCGCAGGGCCGCAGGGCCGCAGAGTTTAGAAAACTTTTTACTTGTGGTTTGGTTGTTCCTGGCGTACAATCAAACCGTTAACCAGAAAGGATTACACTATGAAATCAGCTATCATCTACAACGGGCCAAGCCTATTGGATGGTCAACCTATCGTGGTTATTGCCACATACTCAAACCGCAACACAAAGACCGGACACGTTGTGCAAACCTACATATTGCGCAGCGATATCAACCCGCTCGAAGCCAGCAAAACTGGCGCGGATTATTCTATTTGTGGCAACTGCCCAATGCGCGGCGAAGTTACCACGGACCCAAACCGCAAGATTGCCAAGGGCCGCAAGTGTTACGTTAACCTTGGGCAGGGCGTCTTGATTGTTTTTAAATCATTCTTGCGCGGCGTATATAAAGAGGGCGACCCGCGCACCATGGGCCGTGGTCGTTTCGTACGCGTCGGAACGTATGGGGATCCCGCCGCTGTACCATCGGAAGTGTGGGACGAATTGCTAGCCGAGTGTGAAACCTGGACAGCGTACACACACCAACGCCCCTGGCGTCCAGACATTGCAATGCAATCGGTCGATAGCCACGCGCAAGCGGTCGCGCATTGGGAAGCAGGAAACCGCACATTCCGAGTGATCGCAAACCTTGGACAGATCGACCACAAAAACGAAGCACTATGCCCCGCATCAAAAGAGGCAGGGCGTCGAGTCCAATGCACCGCATGCAAATTGTGCAAGGGATCCAGCAAAGCCAAATCAATCGCAATCGTGGAACATTAATCATGGAAAACTTTTTCGTAGACACCGCGTCATGTAATGACACTTACTTTTACCTAGACATCCCTGCAAAAGGGGTGTCGCTGCAAATCAAAATAGAATCGGAAGGTGTGGTCGTCGATGCCTTCCCCATGTATGACTGCACAGGGTCCGAATCGCTTGCGACAATGTGCGTCTGTGATAGTGATCAATAGGACAGAGGGCCACGGCCCTCTTTTCTTTTGCCTTGTCCCCTGGCACATGACCGGATAAGATAAAACTACGAGGCCGCAGGGTCGCAGGGCCGCAGGGCCGCAGAGTATATAGCCTCCAAACGGGGCCGCAGGGCGCAGAACAAAGACGCAGGGTCCTCGAACCTCGCACCTTGGGCCGCAGACATACCGCCCTTGATCAGATCAGGCCCCTGATCCCCTCCAAATAAAACTATATCCTTCGTTGAGAGGTCCTTTACCAAGAAGAAATTGGCCCCACCTCTGGCAAAATATGCCATATTCCAAGCGACTTGATGAGCCGACACTTTTACTGCGTTACTTTTAGCTACTTTCAATTCCATCCAGAAGGGTAGGCCATCCCATACCATATGGACATCGGGTACACCTCCGCCGTGCTTGTTTTCAATCCTCGTTGCGAAGCACTTCTTCGGCAAGTTCTGGCGTATCTGATTCCAGAAGTTCGACTCTGGTCCCTTGCTCATCTGTTATGTCCTTATAGCTGCCCTCAATCTGGAACGCTTGCGGATATTGTTTTTGTAGTGCAGCAAGTCGCGCCGTGATTTCATCTCTCGATAGTTGGTCTATCGTATTTATTGTCTCGCGTCTATCAATAGTCAAACCACCGAGGGCTGACCGTATCTTTTCAGCGTTGATTGCCGCAGAGAATTGCCCTGCCTCCTCGGCCCCGCGCGATAGCTGATGCAGTCTTTCAAGCTGCCCGATGGTGGACACACCATACCGCCGCTCTCGTTCCTGTCGTAACTCTTGGATGTATTCCACAACATGCGGATAGTCTCTGCCATTTAGCAGAACAGATGCCTGTTTCCCCGCAAGGTCCTGTGCATATCCCGCCAGTCTGGCACACTCCGCATTCGAATAGATACCCTCGACAATCTTCTGTGCAAAGGTCATCTGTCGGTTGGTCAACTGCCTACCAAATTCTTCTTCGATCTCTTCTTTTTTGGAAGCCATAATGATTACACCTGATTACGTTGTTTACAGTGTTTTTCTAGGTAGTTGTAAGTATACTGCAAACATATTGTCGGAACAAGGGCAACGAAGTGTAATCATTTACCCCCCTTTTGTAATCAAGTGTAATCATACGCAGCTATATAAATAAGGGCTTGATTACGCCGTTTACGCTGATTACACGATTTTCGTTTCAATTTTTTTTTTTTTCAAAAAATCTGGAAA